GGCTTGCCAGTTGTGACATTAGATAAGCGGTAGTAAAAACGTCCGTACCGGCTTGCCCCTGTACGGCGACAACCAATTTGCTTTGAGTACCCCCCGTATCATCACTATAGCCGCTTATTGTAACCAAACTACTTTCGTCCGCGCTGTCGGTCTTATACCAACCAACGGAAACAACCGGCTGCGTTCGCGGGGTAACGGCAGAAAAAGGGCTATTGCTAAACTTGAAAGCAAACAACCAACCGTTTTCCGTTGTCCCCGGCCAACTTACATCTACCCAATCCGACCAACGGGTTTCGCCGGGGTCTAGTACAAAACCGGAAGCACCATCGAAAGTAATTTGCGTTGGGGTTGCTGCGAAGTTGCCGCCTGCTCCGCTGTATTCCCCGAAGTAAAGTGAATCTACGTTAACAGCAGCGCCATTATCGTTAAATACCTGTACGCGGATTCTTGCCAAACATAGTAAAGTAGACATTTGCCCTAGTCCGGTGCTAGAAGGCAAGTACAACTGTCTATAATTTCTTCCCGTAACCGTTACGGCCCCTGTATTATTATAACTGCCCAAGATTGGATAGATATTCCACGGCTTAACGTCCGCTGCGTCTTTGGCTTCGTCCGTCCAAATAGCAAACATCAAATCGGAAGTAGGATAAGCGGCCCAAGAAAGGGCCGCATTTTGAAAAGCACTATTACCGGGGGCTACAGGACTACTATTATCCCAACCTATGCCATGAGAATTAGAACTATTCGGGCCGGGGGTATCAACACTAATGGCAAGGAAGTATGGGGTTCCATCTGCTAATTGCAGCGTCCCGTCGAAGTCAAAGTATTCCCATTGGAAATCCTGAGTAGCATTTTGATTCAACCTACCGGAAGGAATGGAAGCAGTTGCCAACGCACTTCCCGTAGGCACGCCGGTAGAGCCAAACGTTCCGCTATGGGCGAAAATACTACATATAACGTTCGCGTCGGGGGGATCGTTGCGCCTAAATAATTGTACGCCGACACGTTTCAGATATTCACCATTGCCAAGAAACGATTGCCCCCATGATTGGTTCCCCCCGGTGTATCCAAAAAACGAACCGCCGTTGCCGTTAGGGTCTTCGTATCCATCCACCAAGTAATCGGCGGCAACGCATACATAAGCAGGATACGTTATTTCTTCCGCTGTCTTCCAACGCCCCGCGCTGCCATGTGATAAACCATGCTTACGATAGGTCTGCTTCGGCGGTCTTGGGATGCTAAGACGCTTTACGGGTTTATTTGTCCGTATGATCCTTGGCATTTGCTACCCCCTATTCTTCTTCTACGGGTTCTTCTTCGAATTCTTCATCTTCGCGTCCCTGCTGCGATAGGTCGCGCGCCCTTGATAGCGAACTTGATATGGTCGGAAGCTTGCCCGCGTCTATTTCTTTGTCAATCTTTGATAGCATTTTCGTATCCAAGCTTGGCAGTAACATTCGAACCGTTGCTTTTTGAAGTTCCTTTTTAAACGTTTCACTTCCGCTAACGATAGTTCCCCCTGTCATCATGTTTTCAAGGTCTGCCGCAAGGTCTTCGATTTCGTACGTATCTGGTGATCCTATTTGGGTATCTTTGTTTAGTTCTTCCATGTTCTGCCATTTCAACCAAAGCCTAATTGCTTCACGTTCCGCTTTTGCTACGTTCTTTCCCTTCTGCACCAATTTACTGTTAAGCATCTGGAATTCAGTTTTTAATGCTACTCCACTTTTGGCCTGCGAAGAAATTTCCGTAGCTGCCAAACCCCCTATATTACTGCTACGGTATATTTCTTCTATCTTTTTCGCTATCAACGAAAGCGTTGCGTCCACCGGTTCGGCTACGGATGAATCCAACCAATCTGGTTTACTATCTGGATTTTCGGGGTCAAATTCCAAAACGGCGACTACGCCCACTTCGTCCTTTTTATCTACTGCGCCTGCTTCCTTCATAGGCATACGCATCATTGGAAAAGCCGCGTAGTCGATAATTTCTTCTATCTGCGAAAGGTTGCGGATAATCGAAGCATCAATTCGCGCTATATCGGTAATGTCGCTAACGCCAACTTCGGGATCGATAGTACTTCTAGCATTGAAAAGCCAAATAAAAGGGATTTCGCCTAATTGGTTTTCCCCTTCATTTATAAGATTCGCCGCACGACCTACAGCTTGGCTTTTCGGGGGTATTCCGGTAATCGATACTTGGGTTGCCTGCTCTTGGGAAATTGCTACGGTCGCTTCGGTTTCCGCCAATTCCCATACTTCCCAATATTCGGTTGTCCATATTCTATACTGCCCGTCATTGTCAATTACTTTCAAATAGCTTAGATATGGACGGTTGAATTCGTCGCGTTCCCATTCCCAATCTAGTATGTTAGTCGGGGCATAGCCCGCCAAATAAGGATATACGCGCTTGTCTATTTCTTCTTGTCGGGTAGCAACGGAAGAAAAAGGTTTATCTACCAGTATTCCCGCGTGACCTTGGATCGAACTCATTTTTTGCCAGTTGATAAAAAACTGGTCGAAACTTGTTCCCTGCAAATTGCAATCGGACATAAACAGAAGAAAAAGCGGATCGTTAGCAAGCTTTTCTGCCAACTGCCTGTCGAATTCGTTTTTGAATAAAAAGCTATTCAATATTTCGATAATGCTTCGCGAATACGACAAACCGTATGCTTCGTTTGCGCGGCGCTGATAGTTCGTTGTGCTTTCGCGTTCGTGCCGGTACAATGCGCCCAACTTGATTAACGCGCGCGCACCTTCGTAGGCGGCGTTAAGAAAAACCCATTCATAATAGTACAAATCCCAAAGCGAATTGGTTTCGATAAGCTTTTCTTCGTCCATTCCACCTTTAATCGTGCCTGCCATTTTACTACCCCCTTATTTCCAATGCGTTCTACCGGTGCGTGCGTATCGCTTCTTCAAAGGATATTCGCGCCAAACCCGATAACCGTATGCGTCGGTTAAATGCGTTAACGTTGAATCGGTATCTTTGTCGATTTCCCCTGTTCCCCCTTCGATAAGTACTACCCCTTCGAAATCCCGTACCATATTAGGCGCGCGGGACGGATCGACCATGCAGTTAATATTACCGTCAACGGTGCGAAGCCTTGTGTTTACTGAATTTACGCGGTCGCGTTCGCGGGGGTTGGACGGGGGGACTTTAAAGGATACTTTTCTACTTCCGAACTTGTTCCAAAAAATGTCTTTGATAATCTGCCAATCGCTGCCTAATAGCTTTGCCGTTCCCTTGCTTCCGCCCGTTTGGTCGCCATAGCAAATAATCGGGCCTGCATGGTCTTTGTAGTCTTCATACAGCTTATCGCAAACGCGCTTCGTATTGCTATTGCGGGGAATCCATACTTCCCCAATGATCCCGTCGCCCCACGTTTCTTCTTCTTCGCTTGTCGGCAACCATTGTTCCTGTACTACTACCGCTACGCCGGGGCTTACGTTGAAATCGAAGCAAAACGAAAGCGGCTTATTAGCATCATATTCAAGGCGGGCGCAATGCGTACGTTCTTCAAAAGCATAGTACGCGCGTCCGGTGAAATTGATAAAACTGCCTTCGTATTCCTGTTTAAAAGTTAATTCGTCAAGGTCGCGTTTGGCTTCTTCGATTTCTTCGGAGGGTAGTATATCGCTTGAAGGCCACCAAAAGCTATTCCATACCGGGGGGCGGCCTGCGGCTATGTCTGCAATAGCACGCGCTTTCGCTTCCCTGTCCAATTCGTAGTAGTGATTTCTTCCTTCGGGAACACCGATAAAATCGCACCATCCGTTACGATCCGATAGCGCAGCGCGTACGTGGTCTGTCCACGTTTGCTTCTTCATGTTTGCGTATTCGTCCAGTACGCCCCCATCCCACGGTACACCTTCAATACGTTCGGGCTTATCCATCCCTAGTACGTGGATTTCCGCACCGTTAAGCAAAAATATTTGAAGCATGGATTCGCTGATACGGTAGATAAGATTGCGCGGAACCATTAGCTTTAGGTCTTTCCAGTAAATTCTTTTCGCTTGGTCGCGCGTAGGGGCGGCGCAAAAAAAGCGCGGGTCGGGATAAGGTGTCCCCCGAAGCGCGCGATATACTACTTTTCTTTTTCCGACAATTTCCGTCTTACCGCTTCGCCTGCCTGCCGGTACGACATTGAAGCGCGCCTGCGAAGCCCATAAAGCGGCCTGCACTTCATGGTATTTCAAAGGATACATTCTGTTGAAGGGTAGTACTTCTGCCATTTAGTCTTCTTTGCTTAGTGGTATGACCTGTCCTTTGGCCTTTTTCGGTTCTGTAATAGGAACGCTGCCAAAAAGCGCGTCTGCGGCCTGCTTAATTTTTCTTGCTACTTCGCCGGGGTCGTCCGCGCCTTCGCCTTCCTTACCGAAAATCCCCAAATGTTCACCAAGCATTTTTAAGGCAGTTAACTTTGGGTGGAGTTTGAGTTTTACGGTAGAAGTTCCGAAGCGGGTAGTAGATTCGCTAATTTCTGAAATGCAGGCGGTCAAGCAACGCGGGATAGTACTGCTGTCTTTAACACTTATCTGCCCGCTTTCCCATTCCGCAAAGTCCATCATATTAGCAAATCCGATCATCATTAGTTCACGAAGTATATCGTCGGTATCCAAGTTGATCTTATTGCGTAGTACTTCTTGCTTCTCTTTTATGGCGGCTTGAACTTTGGGGTTTCGCAAGACTTCCCACGCGCTAGTCTTACTTCCTTTATACCCTGCTGCCCTATACGCGCGGTAGGTGTCAAGGTCTTTCAAATACTCATCTACCAAGCGTTTGCGGCGAATGTCGAGTTCGTCATAAGCCGTACTGCTACCGTCTTTCCGATTGCCCCCGCCGTTGCCGTTGCCGTTGCCGTTTCTTGTCAACCTTCGCATACAAAAACCCCTTTAATAGCTTGTCTTCTACAGATATCTTAACTTTTTACAAAACGCAAAAGAATTTTAAAAATTAAATGTCACGTTGGGCCGGTTTATCTGATATAATATATATAGAATGGAAAATAGCATCAAATACGTACTTACAAGCCCATTCCACCATTGCCGGTTCTGTAGCTACCACGTCCGCAAGTGGTTTCGCAATGAATCGACAGAAACCTACAAAGACGAAGACGGAAACGTTCACCAGTACAAAGCCGTAACCTATAATTCCGGTTTCCCCACATTGAAACGACACGTTCAAACCGATCATGGACATTATAGCGCGGCGTTGGAAAAACACTTAGGGGCTTTGGACGATATTTTGGATTACATGGACGAAAATTGGGAAGGGTAGTAAAATGAAAAAGGTTACAGCGATCATATTGTTTTGTGTTGGCGGCGGGGTTGCCGGTATAGCTTCCGTCTATCTGTTTTCCAATCTTATTTACGACATTACCGACAAACGCAGAAGGAATAAACGAAGGCATAAATAAACTGTATAAAGATCGTGCAATACTGCTACCGTCACTTGATAAAGTGGACGCGGAATTTCTTGATGATTATTTCAAAGCGTTACTAGAAGAAATAAAGGGGGTACGAAATGAAGGATAAATTCTGGTTGTGGTTGGCTCACCGTTTGCCGCGCAAACTGGTTTACTATGCTTCTATCCGCTTAATGGCGCACGCGACGACCGGCGACTATTCGTACACGGTTGTTCCAGAACTAACAATAATGGAAGCGTTAGAACGTTGGGATACGTAAAGGGGGTAGTAAAATGAAAGAAATACCAGACAATATATTAAAGGGTGTTTGCAAAATGGGGCAGGGTGCGGCGTGCTGCCGGTACATAATCGTAGAACCGGATATAGGTATTGTCTGCGCCAAGCTAACCAATATGAAAGCCGCTATCGACCACAACTTGCCGAACATGGTAGCACAAGGCGACAACTGCGAAGGGCTTAATTAAAATGGAGCTTACAAAAGAAGGAAAGCAAGAATTTGCACTTGCTATTATATTATGGAAGGATTTCAAATCGGAAGGGCGGTTCGATCCAAAATTAACAATTACTGCTATTAGAATGGCAAAAATGATAGGGGTAGAAAAAGAATACGACGAACTTATGACAAAAATACCGCCTATGAAAATAACACCAAGGGAAGGGTAGCAAATGAAAATAAAAGAAGTCTACATTCACATTGGCATACAATTTAGGGAAGGCAACGCTAACAAAGAAGCTATCGGGGAATACTGCGACAACCGCAATATCATACTTACCGCCGATCATTACTTTATCGACGCCACGATAAAAGAAGAAATAATTCGGTGCGCCGAAGACCTAATAGAAGTGCTTAATGCAAGGATAGGCAAAAGCACTTTCAGTTGGGAAAAAGCGGTAGAACACTTCTATACGATAAAACACCACTATTTGAATTTGCAAAGCGATTATACGACAGTAGCTAATCCTGTTCCCGCCCTAATGATTGTATTCAAGCCCATTGAAGAACGCTACTTGAAAGGCGAACGAACCCCCGAACTATATAAAGAAATGATGGACGTGGAATAATGACAAAAGCTAATCCATGCACGATTCCCGGTTGCAAAGACTTCGCGCGCTATGTTAGCTTGGGTGTATGCAAAAATCATTATACAATGGCGCGGTTTCGTAGAAGAAAATTAAACTGTAGCTTGACTACTGCCGTAGCCTTGATAAAGGAAGAACAAAAATGGAAAACACAAAAGAAGAAAACGAAATTTGTTTAGCTTGTGGTAGGTGCTGCCACTACATGACTTTTGTTTTGCATCCCGCGCCGAAGGACTTTAAAGAATACGTGGAGTTCTACGAAGCGCGCGGTTGTATGATTACCATGCTAGCAACGGGGATAGCAGTTACAGTAAAAAGTCTTTGTCCCCATTTGAAATGGATCAACCTAGACCACGTATGCGACATATACGAAAAGCGTCCCGAACTATGCCGCAAGTACGACGGGCGGTTAGACCCGTTCTTTCGTAAATACTGCCAGTTGACGAAAGGGTAGTAAAATGAACGATATATGCCCCCATTGTGGATATCCGGTAGAACTTCGAAATCCTTCCGGTTATTGCGACCATCTTTACTACCCCGATAACTGCGAATTCTGCAAAGCCTATTTGGATAAAACTTTTCATGGGGCTTTCCTTCGCGTTCGTTGGACATGGCGGAATTTCGTTAAGACACTAAAGGAAGAACTATTCAAATGGAAATGAGCGATTGGGAACTGGACGTTCCTACCGAAGTGCGCTGTCCGCATTGCTTTAGCATAGACGTTCGACGATACCGACGCGTTATAATGTTAGCTTGCGTATGGTATTATAAATGCAACGGGTGTAAACGCGTCGTTACAAAGGCTTATATGGCGGGCTTTTGGAAAGGGTTCCGAAAAGCCGAATGGCTGCACTACAAAAATACGGATTTCACCAAAGACAGGAAAGGGGGGTAGTAAAAAATGAAAGCTTTTATAGGTATGTGGATCACAATTCCGTTATGGTCTTTTCTTTTGTTGCTTGTTCTGGTAATAGTGGCATTGTTCTTATCTTATAACATGGGATGGAAAGACGGACTACGCGGTAGAAGACTAACAAGGGGGTATTAATGCTAACACGACATTACGTAATAGCAGAATCAGAAAACCGGGAAGACTTAATGAACGTAGTAAATACGTATTGGAAAGAAGGATATCGGCCCCACGGTTCGATTTCCATTTGCTTTGTTCCCGAACACCGGTTATACGATAACACGTATGTAAAGGAACGCTATATTTACGCGCAAGTAATGATGAAAAAGGGGGTATAGCATGGATCGATTTTACGAAGCACAAATGCGCGAAGTATTTATGCGCGTCGCTTGGTCAAATATCAATCGTCCCTATACTTGGGGCGGCGACGATCCAAGCGGCTTTGATTGTTCCGGTCTGGTAGTAGAATGTTCCAAGGCTGTCGGTCTTATGGGGCGGCAGCAGGACGCTACCGCCGATATGATCTACCAACGTTACCGGGACGCTTTCGGCCCGCCGAATCCGAATAGTACTTTTATCGACGAAGGTTGGCTTTGCTTCTGGAAAAGTTCTGTTTCGGATAAAATGGTTCATATCGAAATTGCTATTAACCCGTATCTGTCAATCGGCGCGGCGGGCGGCGGAAGCAACGTAAAAACGCCCGAAGACGCTTGGAAGTACAACGCCTATATCAAGGTTAGGCCGATTCGCGGACGCGGCAATTTTGCGGGCGCTTACGACGCAATGCGTTTACTATGGGTACATAATGAATAAACCAAAACGATTCGCAATCAATTTCACCGAAGTAAAAAGGCGTAAGGATAAAGCTATTCCGGTCAAAGCCAATAACGGCTATCCGGTTTTGCCCCCGTACAAAGGGCAATGGTTCCCGGTATCAGTAGCGGCTTATCTGTACGAATGTTCCCGGCAGACCATTAACCTTTTAATAGCAAGCGGTCGGGTACGGTCGGTCAAATACCCCGGTTCCCCGGCCCTTGTATCAATGGACGATCTACGGACGCTTCAACCTTACGGCATCAATGCCGATCTTGCCAAATAAAGCCCGATAGGACGCTTTAGAAGCTGAATACCGGGCTTTCCCCTGTCAAGGCATTATCTGTACTGATAACCGATTATTTGGCCTGATAATCGGCCCGCCCTTATTCCCCAAAAAAGCTATCAAAGCCAGTAACGGCGCGGGTTTGCGGGCGGTCGATTCCCCGAATTTGCCCCAAATCTGGTACTTTTTCATTAGACCAAACCCTTTGAAATCATTAGAAATAATAGCTAAAAAAAGTGCATTTTTTTTATAAAATATTGAAAAAATTTGCATTTTTTAAACCCGCATGGTTGTAGGCTTTGCGGGCAATTTTAGGTCAATTTAGCGCAAACCCGCGTCAATAGGGAATCTACAGGGGTTGACAGAATGTAAACTTTCATGGTATGATGAACCATGTTCAACGGTTCAACGATATTGAGTTTTTCAGTTAACACGGCAGGCGCGGCAAGCGCGGCGCTTAAAGCCCCTGCCGACAATTCAACCCGCGCGGTGCGAGTAGACGGAACGCAGGCGGTTAAATCCGCATCTCACGCGGCGGCGCAATCAAGCCCCGCCCCGGCTTTCAAGATAGCGGGGGAACGTGAAGGGGAACACCTTGTAAGGCCGTTTAACGCAACTACTCATACGGACACGTCGAAAGCAGCGCAACGGTAGCAACGGTAGGCGGAAGCATCAACCGGAAAATCCGCAATTGCGAAGCATAGGGCATTTGGCCCCGGCGACGCGACCGCCCGAAGGTCGGATATGGGCGGTGCAACCAAGACCGACAACGGAACGAACGCGAATCCCGAAGTAATTCTACGCAGCGCGTATGCCGTACGCGCGAAACGGTTTTGCCCGATCCCCCACCCCCAATAGGGCATCCACGCGACGACCGATTTACCCCTTAATAGCGGCTTTAGTAGAAGGTACGCGGAAGACCGCGCCGAATCTTTCGAGTAGGCGCGCAGCGGAGTAGTTCCGTTAGAAATTGCCTTTTGGCTTTACTCCAGAATTTGAACTATTCGAATTCTGAATTGAAACCAAAAGGGGGACTTATAAAATGGCAAAGCACGAAACTTGGGAAGTATGGAAAGCGAACGATGGTTGGTGGAAAGTACAGTTTCCGAAAGGCATTATGTCTTACCGTTTGAAGCGCGACGCGGAAGCGGTAGCAGAAGCCTGCAAGAATCTGGAAGACAACGACAAGTAAAACCTTTATCGAAAGCATAACTTCGGTTGTGCTTTCCATTAAGGGTTTAACCCTTAGATAGACCAACCAACCAAAAGGGGGACTTAAACATGAAACCGGAAATTATGAAACACTTCGTAGAAGTAGCTTTAAAGGCTGTCGATTGCAAACCGGACGTAACCATTCAAACGGATTTTTCCGACGAAACCGATTTTGCTATCAACGTCGGCGACGGTGAATTTGTCTTCTATATTATGAAAGACAAATTTCATTTGGACGTAGCGCACTATTCACCGGGAACCTATTATGAACCGCCCGACGTTGATATAGAAGAACTTGTTTTCCCGTCTTTTGCAAAAGCGTTAGATGAAATGTGCAAGCGGGTACTGGACGATACCATTTCTAATATCGCGCTTGATATCGAATTCGCGAAGGACGAAGAAAGCGGGTACTTGGAAAGTCTGTAAAATCTTTATCGGGCGCATTACTTCGGTTGTGCGTCCTATTAAGGATTTTACTTCGATCCTTAAAACCAAAAAGGGGGACTTAAAAATGAACTGCAAACTTTGTAATTGTATTATCGAAGCGGATTGGATCAAAGGCGAAGATTGGGAAGAAGTAGAAGCTATTATCGACGGCTTTCACTTCGACGGCCCCGTTTGCAACGCTTGTGCTTTCGATTACGAAGTTTCCAAACACGTCGTAATTGATTTGCACGATTTTTACGAAGTATCGGCGCGGGACTTCGCCCGTTTCCGGTAAAACTTTTATCGGACGCATAACTTTATCGGCCCTTGGGTTGTGCGTCCTATTAAGGGTTTTACAATCCTTAGTTAGACCAATCCAACGAAAAGGGGGACAAAACAATGGCAAACGCACTTAAAAAGAAGCATCCGAAAATCGGGAAGTTGATTGCAGAAGGAAGGGAAATTGATAGCACTATCAAAGAACTTTCCAAAAAGCTTAACGAAATCAAAGACGCAATCAAAGCCCATGCGCGCGCGACGGAAGAAAACCAAATCGTCGGCGATTACGGTAGCGCAGTTTTTATCGACGATATGGTATCTGCTACCATTGATATTCGCGCACTTCGGGACAAGCTTCGTCGCCGACCGGACGATTTTTTGGCTTGCGTCAAAGTCCAAATCGGCAAAGCCGAAACCGTATTGGGTAAGGAAGAATTTACCAAACTTGCTAAATTCAAGACTACCAAATTCAATAAGGTTACTTTCGGCGAAGTCGAAAATTACGGCGAAGAAAAGTAAAACCTTTATAGGGCGCATTACTTTGGTAGTGCGTCCAATTAAGGGTTTTACCCTTAGATCGACCATTATTTAAAAGGGGGACTTAAACAATGGAAAACGTTACAACGGAAAATGCAGTAGTACAGGCAGAAGGAAGCGTTATCGATCTTGCGCGGCGTATTCTGGTAGAACTGGACAATAATCAACGTGCGGATTTGGTAATGCTACTTATTAATGGATTTCCGAACAATGGCGACGGATATCCCGCGACGGTTGCGGAATGTATTCGGCCCGATATCAAATTCAAGTTGGGCGTTATCGCTGCTGTAAAGAAGTTCAAAGACCGCAAGACTTTCAAAACTTCCAACAAAACAAGATTGAAGTATATGCAGATTATGGCAAAAGAGCTATCGGAAGTTTACGAAGTCGAAGCCCCGACCGTTACCGTCGAAGGAATCGACCTTGACAAAAAAGTTAAGGATACCGAAGAAGACAGCGGCAGTAGCAGTTATAACCGCGAAGACAAAACGATAACCATGCGCGGCAAGCTTTCGATTGTTACTTTCCTTCACGAATTCGCGCACCATTTGGGAAAGAACGAAAGACTTGCAGCTATTTGGTCTATCAACTTGTTTCGCAAAACCTACCCGCACCAGTTTAGAAAGTTGGCGGCGGTCGGTCATACCCTGCGAAGGGTAGGTTAGAACCTTTATAGGAAGCATTACTTCGGTAGTGCTTCCAATTAAGGGTTTTAATATTAGTTGGGAAAAACGAAAAGGGGGACTAAGCTATGAACAATCAAAGGACGTTTGGAATCGAAATCGAATGTCATTCCCAAATATCAAAGGGAATGATGGTTGCGCGATTGAAGCGATTCTTTGACGACAACGGTATTAACCATTCGGCAATAGCGGATTCGTACGGGCATCAAACGGACGAATACAATACTACCCTTTGGTACGTCAAAGACGATGGTTCGCTTTACGCGCAAAATTCAGTCATGCGTACGCAGTTTCCAAAGAATATGGAAATTGCTTCGCCTGTATTGAAAGGCCGCGAAGGGCTTAAAGCGTTAAAGATCGTTTGCGACGCTTTAGACGGTATTGCAACCGTTTCCAAATCCTGCGGTCTTCACGTCCACCACGGCGTACAGGGAATTTCCGACGTGGAACTTCGGCGCGTTATCAATGGTTGGCTTAAATGCGAAAAGTACTTTTATTTCGCTTTGCCGAATTCACGTCAAAGTAATAACTACTGTAAATCGTGGAAGGATTGTAACGCGCGGCAGATTCAAAACCATGAAAGCCCTATGTCATGGTATAACGAAATGACAACGGGCCTTATTGACCGACGCAAAACGGCGTTGAATCTACGCAGTTACACTTCCCGGCGAACGCTTGAATTTAGACTACATAGCGGTACGGTAGAATTTCCGAAAATGAAGAATTGGCTTCTACTTACCCAACGTTGGCTTGAATTCGCTATAGCCGGTCTTTTTGATAGTACTTATCTTATCACATTTCAAGGTTTCATTTCCAAGTTGAAAGAAGAAGGAAGTATAGAAATTGCTACCGAAATTCCAACACCCCAACTAAACCCTTATGCGGGGAAGTCGGAAGCGGAAATTTATATTCGCCCCGGCAGTAAAAAGAAAAAATGGCCCCGCGCAGAATCCAAGGCTTATACTATCTTGGAAGAAATCAAAACCGGCGCAACGAAAAAACAATTGGTAGACACAATCAACGCTATCTACGGACTTATCGACCATATAGATGCCGTTGATTGCCCCGCACAAAAGAAGTATGTTAGTGCTATGCTTACCAATATGAAAAGCGAAAAAGCCGGTTGGGGTTTCAACGTAAAAAAGAAAGGACGCGGAAAAGCTGCAAAGTTTTATCTGCTTCCACTTGACTACGAAGGCGACCCCGAAGAATGTCCGACCGTCAACCCCGACGCGCCTTTAGCTACTTCTACGTCGGTAATGCACGTAAACGTCGGAAATCTTACCAACGACGATAACGCTGCTATCGGGCATTTTGTAGAACGCTGCGTTCACTTCGAAGAAGAACAACGCGGCAACGACTTGGATTAAACTTTTATCGGGCGCATTACTTCGGTAGTGCGTCCTATTAAGGGCTTAATTCAAATGTATGAAAGGGGGACTTAAACAATGTGCGGAATTTATGGTTATATCGGAAAGCCGAAAGACAAAAGTAAAGTATTTCGGCTTATGAAAACATTAGCAGTATTAACGGAAACACGCGGTATAGATGGTACTGGTTTTTTTGCGCTTACGGATAGCGAACTTATTACCGAAAAATGCGATATCCGCGCGAAAGAATTTATCCGCGTATCAAAGCTAATGAAGCGCGCAATCGTGGACGAAAACGCGGAAGTATTTGTAGGACACAACCGCAAGGCTTCGCTTGGTGCTATCAACCTTCGTAATACGCATCCGTTCGTCGGCGACCGTTACGCTATGGTTCATAACGGAACCTTCGGCGAAACCGCTTTCAAGCTTGCCGGTAAACACCGCGTTAAGTGTAAAATGGAAGGCGAAACCGATAGCGAAGCAATGCTACGCGTTTTCGATAAGATTGGATTTTCCGCGAAGACGTTAAAGAAGTTAGATTGCTATTCGCTTGTCATTCTTGATTATACCACGCGGCAAATTTTCTTCGCGCGGGACAATCAAAGGCCGATAGTAATTTACGACCTGCGCGCAAGCCTTGGTATTCGTGTATTTGCTTCTACCTATGATATTGCAGAAGCAGCTTTCGAATACCTTGAACTTGACTTCGAAAATGTTTTCAAGACAAAAGCTTGGCATCTTTACACTTTCGATATTGAAAGCGGAGAAGCCGAAAATCTTGGTAGGTACTATACCCCGCCGACAAGCCCTAAACCGAAATTGGTTCGCGCGACCAACTTCGGGCGGCGCGGGTACGCTGCACCGGGAACGGAAGAAGAATTAACTATTCACAATCCGAATCGGGTACGGCGCGCGCTAATCGTCTATGGCGATTAACTCTAGGAAAGGGGGACTTAGGCAATGTCGAAACCGACTATCAATCTTATTGACTTTCGAAAGTATCCTTCAATGTGTCCCGATTACGATATGGATAGACATATTGGACGCGACGCGGAACCGCCGAAGGAATGTTTCAAAGTCGAAACGTTGAAAGGCAGTATCGACTACGTAGCGGGAAAATTTATTAGCGCGCAAACGGTTCAAGACCTAATCAATATGAAATGGTCTGTTAACGTCCGCGCACCCCGCAACGCCGACCTTGAGTAGTAAACCTTTATCGGGCGCATAACCCTTGCGGTTGTGCGTCCTATTAAGGGTTTAACACTTGTAACACCATTATTAGCAAAGGGGGGCTAGTAAAATGAGTAACTTCGTAACATTGACAAAGGAAGAATTCGAAGCGAACTTGCCCGACAATTTTACTATTGTCAACGTACCAAACTGCAACGAATTCGTTTATCAAATCCCGACGACCAATACGGAAGTAGACGTTCGCGTTTATTCCACCGTTGATTATCGAACCGGCGTTACGCGTGATATCGGCGCGGACGCTATTCGGGTTGTTTTTTGGGAAAAGACAAACGATAGACCAATCGGTAAGGGGAAGAAAATTCTTCGCGTCGAAGGAAGAACTTCAATCGGTCAACGTCTGCAAGACCGAATCGCCGAGTTTATGGGAACCGCGAACGATCAAGACGTAGTAAATTTCGAATACGTTCGCGCGGTACTTTCCCATAATGCGGTTAATTGGATGGACTTCGCCCAAGGTCTGTTAGAAAGCTTGGTAAACTATGGGCGGTTGACGGACGGACAATTAGCTTACGTTTTGGGCGATCTAAACCCGAAAGGCAAGCCCACGATGGAAGCGCGCGTACTGGCGAAAGACCCCGGCTTTAAGGATCAATTCGCCGAATCGCAATTGGAACAAGCGGAAGTTGACGTTTTGGTATTGGGCGATTCAACCGTTACAATCCCAATCGAAGAACCCGAACCGGAACCGGAAACGGAACCGGTAGTAAATTTCAGTTTCCGCGACGATCCCGATGGTAACGACGATTGGTTGGCGCAATCGCGCGGAACACCAACCGCCGAATACCCGTTTTTCAATTATCCGTTCGAAACGTTCAACCCCGTTCAATCAGAAGTACTTCCGTACGCTGATAAAGAAAACAATCTGGTTATCGGCGCGAACACTTCGGCAGGGAAAACCATTTGCGCGGAACTGCTAATGGACGTTGTTCTTCTGCGCGGAAAAAAGATCGTTTACCTTTCCCCGCTGAAATCCCTAACGCAAGAAAAGTACGACGATTGGCAGAAGCGTTACCCGGACGAAAAAATTACTATCCTTACCGGGGATTATGTTCTTTCGGAACGCAAGAAAGCCGAACTTGCGGATAGCACCATTATTGTTATGACTTCGGAAATGTGCGATTCGCGTACCCGTCGTATGAAAGCTGAAAAGAACTATTGGTTAAAGCAAGTCGGGCTTGTTATTGTGGACGAATCCCATATTCTTAGCACCGATAGGGGACACGCGGTAGAAGCGGGACTTATGCGTTTTACCGCTATTAACCACAATGCCCGAATTCTTCTGCTATCGGCAACCATGCCAAACGTTGCGGAACTTGGCGAATGGTTAACAGTAATGAATGGAAAGCCGACCGACGTTGTTTTTTCTACTTGGCGACCGGTTGAACTGAACATGAATTACTGCGAATACCAAGTAGCTTACCGCGACTATTGGACAACGCAATCAAACAAAATGAACATGGTAGTAGATATCGCACAATCGAAGCCGAACGAAAAGTTCCTTATTTTCACCCACGACAAGGGAACCGGAAGACGGATAGTAAAAATGCTTCGCGATCTTGGCGAAGAAACATTCTTCCATAATGCCGATTTGGATTTGGAAGACCGGTTGGATATCGAAACGAAATTCGCCGACCGGGAAAATGGAATTCGTATTTTGGTTTCTACTTCTACCCTTGCTTGGGGACGGAACCTACCGGCGCGCAACGTCATTATTACCGGTATCCACCGGGGCTTGAATGAAGTTGACGAACTCGACATTATTCAAATGGCAGGACGCGCGGGGCGTTACGGAATAGACGACGCGGGTTTTGTTTTTCTTCTGCTACCAGAAGGTGCAACCGAAGAATGGCGCGAACGCTTTATGAATCCGCGTCCCGTCCGGTCTGTACTGGCGCACTTCTTCCCGTTTCACGTTATATCAGAAATCGAAACAAAAACGATTCGGGAACCGCAAGACTTGTACGCATGGTACAACCGGTCGTTGCTTGCAAAGCAAAACGACGAAGACTATTTTACTTCGCACGATGCAACCGAACTTATGGATCGTTTGCTTAATATGGAAATGATAACAAGCGACGATGGACGAATAGTAAAAGCGACGGGACTTGGACGCGTATGTTCATGGTTGTATTTTTCACCGCAAGACGTTTACAAATGGTATCAAAACTTCGACGCGTATTTTAAAAACGGTCTTTACGAAGAACCCGAACGCGACCGTTTTTTGGCGTGGGCTATTGGCGATATCCCTTCGAACGATTGGGGGTATATCCCGAAAGACGTACAACCGGAAGCACAAAGCTTTGCTATGCCGCTTGTCGGTAGATCAATTCGGCCCACGTCCGCTATTATTGCGGCAATTGCTACTTATGCCGCTTTAACCGGGGAAGAAGTACCGGACGCGTTGAAATCGATACGGCGGCAAATCGTTTTTGATATAGACCGTATCGGACAAGCCCTTGCACTTATCGACAAAATGCACGCTAGTT